CTCGAAGTAGCCCGCGCCGTCTTGCCAATGGTCCAGAAAGCTAGGATCGCCGCACAGGATGCGCGCCACCTTGTCGGCGACGACCTCCAGCGCCTGCGCCTGCGCCACGTCGAGGCGGTTCCAATTGCGTGAGGTCCGCATGACGTTCTTGATGGCTTGCGAGTAGCCCGCGACTTCGCGAAACAGACCGTGGGTCTGTTCGCGTTCGCTCAGGATCTGGTCTGTGATGCTCATTTTTTACGATCCTTCTTTGATTTCATAACTGGCGGTGCGGGCGGCAATGGCATCCAATAGGTGGGTTCAAACCCTATTCGGTCGTAACGTTCAGTCTCGGCGCACCAATAGGCAAAATGTTCGTCGTGCCACTCCGCAACTGCTACATAGTAACTGCCATCGGAAAGGCTTAACGCAACCAAAATTTCCGGCGGAAGATAATCGTTGGTCATGTAGCCCTTGGGCGCGGTTTTAATTGGTTGCCATTTAGCTTCAGTCATCCATTTAGCGTTGCTCATTTTTTACGTTCCTTCTTCGGGTGTAGGGCGTTCATGATGGTGGTGTGGTCGCGTCCGCAGAAGATCGCGATCTTTTTTAGCGACCATCCATGCTTACGTAGGGCCTTGTACACGTCCGCGCGCGCGGCGGTGTAGGGCACGGTGCGGCTTGGACCCATAGCATCGGTCCAAGTCATGCCGTGGGGCACGAGCGCGGCCTGGGCGATGCGCTTGGCGGCGCTGGGGGTAAACCGGAACGCCGGACCCAGCGGCTCAGGCATGGGCAGCTCGGCCACAGGCGGCTCGGGTTCGGGCGCCGGGGGGGGTGCCGGTTCGGGCGGCGGGGGTGGTGCGATCGCCGCGGGAGGGGTGCCGGTTCGGGCGCCGGGAGGGGTGCCGGTTCGGGTGCCGTTGAGACGCGCGCGGACGGCCTTGTAGTGGTCTGACAGGGCGAGGAAGTAGTCGGCGCTCACGGGACCATCTCCATGAGCCAGCGGCGGGCGTCCGTTTCGTTCCTAGCGTAGCCCAGCGCGCCTAGGACGGTCACACAGCGCCATGCGCGGGCGTGGGTGCGCTTGTAGCGGACGGGGCCGTAGTGGCCCAGCAAGCGCCCGTAATAACTCACGGTGCGCGTCGCGTCGGGGTGGGTTGTGGTGATCATAAGTTGGTGTCTCCGGTTTTTGGATAGGGTTGTATCGGGTAACGCAACGCAGCGACGATTGCGCGGCGTTCTGCGCCTTTGGCGTTTATGTAGACGTAACGGTGTTTGCGTGGGCGTGGCGTTAACGTGAATTGGTCGCCATACCGTTCGCGCAATTCTTGTGCCGTGAATTGATCCGCTATCGTTTGGCAATGCTTATCAATGCCTGTCACGGTCCAATTGGTTCGCTTGGCGGATAGCCCGGTATAGAGCCAGTTTGTCGCTTGGTAGACATATCCAACGTGACCTTGGCTTGCGTCGGCGTATGATACGACGATAGGTTTACCGGCGTGGCGGATCGTGCGCCCGATCAGGAACGATTCGCCATTGCGAGGGACGGACGGCGCGCACCACAAGCGCGTCAATTCGACAACGTGCCGGGCATACGCGTCGCCCGCTATCCCCCGGCGTAGCGGGGCGCTAGAAGGCGTCCCGTAGACGATAACACCCACGCAGGCGTTTTGATCGAATAACCCAAACGCTACGCTACACGGCGCGCGGCGGTGCAAGTAATGTTCGCGCGTCACGATGCCCATCGCCAAAGCATAGCTGATCGGTTTCACGGTGTAATCGTTCTTATGAAACCGATCAGGTTCTGACACGGTCACGCCCTCCTGTTCTGAGCGCGCACGGCGCGCAAGATCTCTTGCCCATCGCTCGCCCACGTCCCGCTGGCGCAGGGGCAGGGGTGCGAGGGCAGCTCCCGCATCAATTCGCGGGCCTGCAGCGCCCGGATGGCCGCCATGACGGCTTGGCCGTACGCGTGGCGGTCAGGGTTCGGGTCGCGGCGGTAGCGGTCCAGTCCGGCGAGGTGGGGATAGGACTTCTGATCGGCGTAGAAACCGTTCATGTCGTCATATGTGCGAATTTTCTTTGTCATGGTCAGACCTCCAAGTCTATATGAACGCCATTGCCAGAAGGGCACCGGCTATTGCTAGGCTTACGATGGTTAGCAGGACTTCGATGATCGCGATCATGTGCGGGGCCTTTCGGTTGTGTCGGGAGCGGGGGGCGACGCGCCGGATGGCGCGCCGTGGGAGCGATGGGGCGTATGGGCGTCACGCGCATCAGAAGACGCGGATGGCGTTGGAAAGCTTCTGAGTCAGACCGTATTCGGTCACGGTTGACACGTCGGTATAGGGCGCAGTCCAGTCGCGCGGCGTGGGGTTGCGTTCCCATGATTGCTTTGCGTAGGTTTCAAGCGCGGCCCACGCCGGACGGCGCTCGCCCGTGTGATAGGTCGGTTGACGGCGCAGGTCTTCATTATAGGCAAGCTCGCCGGGGGTTGGGTTGTGCGTCATGGCAAGTGGTTCCTTTAAGCTGAAAGCGTGAAAACGTAATCGCCATTCGGCAATGAGCCGGTTCCGTCAATAGCGACGCCCGCCCATGCAAGCTTATCCATTAGCGCATCAGCCGCCATGCGTGCGTTATCGTCAGTCGACGCGCCATAATGATATGGAACTGTCACGCTGGCGCCGCCAGCAACAAAAGCTTTGAAACGTGAACCCCGGTTGTTTGTGGGGCCAAGGTAGCGAACTTGAATGGCTTTCATTGTGTTTGTCCTTTTATCGCCTGGCGTCGTTTGCGCCGCTTCGATACAAATAACTGTAAAGGATTCTTTGGCATTAGCAAGCGGAAAATGCAAAAGAGGCGAAAATAATTATTGGCGCGTCCTGGGCGGATTTTGGGCGCGGGGATTGGCGAGCGAAAAGCCCGGACTTTGGGGAAATTGGCGTTTTTCTAGATGGTGTTACATTTTGTTTAGAAGATTATAATTTACATATATATACTGTAGAATAGAATTGTAGGCTGTGACGTGCGCGCGCGTGGGAGCGACTTGGATTGGCACGCCAAAGACGCCAATCGGCCAATAAATTGCCAATCCACGCCCCGCCCGCGCTGGCGATTGGCCGATTGGCGTTTTGGGCCTCTGAAAAAAAGAGGCCAAAGACGCCAATCATGCAACGCGCCCTCTGAGCGCCATGCAAGCGTCACCAGGACGCCATGCGAGCGCAGGACGCATTGTGCGACTGCTAGCGCATAGCCAAAGACGCCAATCGGCTCATGCTATTGCCTTGCTTGTGATAGCTCATGCCCTATTGCCTAGGCCATGTAGCTATTGCCATGGTCAAGCTGCTAGGGGGGGGGGAGGGCCTGCCACCGCCCGGTCACGGTCACGGAGGGATTGCAAACAATTTTTATTTTTTATAAAATGTCTTACATGACCTGGCACACGCTTCCCCACGAACCACGCAAGCTCCAAGCCACCGAGGCGCGGTTGGACGCCATCTATTGGGCGGCACGCAATGGCTTGAAGGGCGACACGCTGGCGCTGGCCGCTGGGATGCGTCCATCTGAGTATCGGCAGCTTTGCGAGTTCGATCCGCTGACGGAGATGGCGGAACAGAAGGGACGCGCTGACGGCGAGATGGAAGTGTCGGGCATACTGCACGAGGCGGCGCGGCAGGGCGACGCCAAGGCGGCGTTGGAGATCCTGAAACACGCACATGGGTGGACCGCCAAGACAGCGGTGGACATCAACATAGACCAGACCATATCGGTCAAGCACGCCTTGGAAATGGCCCAGCAGCGGGTGCTGGAAGGGGCGTTTACTGTCATAGAGGACACAGACCGTGCAAGCACCAATCTATTCGGCCCAGGACGAGATGGAGCTGATGTCGCGGCTGTGGACGCCCGCGCTGAAGAACGACCCGCTGAAGTTCGTGCTGTACGCGTTTCCGTGGGGGCAGAAGGGGACGCCTCTTGAAGATTTTGCTGGCCCGCGTCGCTGGCAGCGGGAGGTGCTGGCGGAACTGGCGGAGCACATAGCGCAGAACAACGGCAAGGTTGACTTTGACACGCTGCGGATGGCGACCTCATCGGGGCGCGGCATCGGCAAGTCGGCGCTGGTGTCGTGGCTGGTGATCTGGATGCTATCGACGCGCATTGGGTCCACGACCATCGTGTCGGCCAACTCGGAAGCGCAGCTCAGGTCGGT